GAGAACGCACATGAACGCTCCGAAACCTCTGCATTTTGACAATAACCGGCATTTATTTGAGAAGTATCTTCCGAAGATAATCCATATAGCAGTTGAAAGTTTGCCGTTTAAGGACGAAAGGCAAATGGAAGTAGATAACCGAAACCTGATGGCACAGGGTTACGCTGAAGCCGGACCGGATGATTACATCATTATCTCTGATGAAGATGAAATTCCGAACCCTGACGGCATTTTAGAGGGAATAGCAAAAGGTCATCAGTGCTTTGCAATGCGGCAGAGATTGTTTTATTACTATGTGAACTGTCTCGCAGCCCAGGCATGGGACGGATGTATGGTCTATAAAAAGAAACTCATTCCGTCGCCTCAGTGGATCAGAGATCGCAGGGGTCAGGGTGAAACTACGATACTGAACGGGGGGTGGCATTATTCGTTTTTGGGTACGCCTGAGATGATAATGTCAAAGCTCAGTCATTTCTCAGAGCAACAGGTGAACACTCCGGATGTGAATAACCGTGAGAACATAGAACGTTGTATGCAAACCGGAGAAGATATATTTCACCGGACAGAGTGGTTCGCTCAAAAAAGATTCATAACTTTGGAAGAAATTAATCATCCAGAACTTACAGAATGGTTAAAGAAATATCCTTATAACTTCAAACAAATAATGAAATGAAAAAGCTACTTATTTTTGCAATCGTTATGCTTTTGGCAAGCTCATGTACTTGCCTGATCGCCCAGATACCTCCGCAATATGTGTATGTTACAACTTCATGCGAGGCGACACTTCCGGACTATCTTCCGATGGTAACAGTTTCGGATAACTGTCAGATCAAATCGGTCACTCAGTATCCCCTGCCTGGGTTTACTTTAAACGCCACGAATCCACAGGTTACGGTAACAATCCGAGCAACAGATGTATTTGACAACTTCACTGAGATTTCATTTTCAGTAAAAGCAGTTGACACAGTGCCTCCGACAATCATACCGACGGGCGACCTATTGACAGATAATTGGCAGAAGATTCACGGGTTATATGATGCGGCAGACAGACTACTTGCAGAACAGGAACAATATTTTGATCTCAATTTTGATTGGGATGCTGCGGGAATACCTGAAGATAAGCGACCGACAGGGCAATATGACAAGAAAGTCCTGACTATTCTTGCATCTCCGGCTCATGCTACGAAAGGTTACGGAGGCCGGTTTATAATGTACCAGAGCAATAACGATTCATTCATAGCGAAGTGAAACGCTTTTGGTTTTTGCTCTTTTTGCCTTTATCACTGTCGGCACAAGATACTATTTTGGTTGAAGGCCGCACGTTTGTTGACACTCTCAGTGGAACATCCTACGGGGTCACGACAAACCGCACACGGCCTGTTAAATTCATCTTCAGAAACAACTCAGTCACCGGAGAGAACACAACGGGTTATATGTTGGAGGCGGGACAGGAGAACACCGGAGCGTACACGAACAATCTGAGAGGGGCAGAGATAACGGGCAATAAGTTTACATGGGTAGGAGATCAGGACGCTAACACTATCACTCACGGGGTCTTTACAGGTTATCATACCGACGTTCGGATAATGTATAACTACCTTGACTACGTTCCAATGGGAATAATCCGGAAGTCAAACGGGATGACTGATTCAACAGGGGTAGTTGCTTACAACATAATCCGCAACCCTCCAGCCGTTGGAATTGTTGTGAAGGGAATGAACGGAGTCAGAATCTACAATAACACTTTTTATTCTGAAGATTCTCTTTACGTCGGTCCGGGTATAGGAACGTGGCGGGGGTTGATTGACGTTTATGAGAATGATAATCCGGTAGGTTCGGCAAAGGGTGTAAAGATCAAAAACAATATTTTCTACACGAAGAACCGGCTGACGAATATTAACGTCATGAATGAATCCTGTTTGGAGGGATTTGAAAGTGACTATAATATTTTCTGGTGTGAGGCCGGAGAACCAATGTTTATGATTGCCGGTAATCGATTGACGTTTACACAATGGAAAGCCAGAGGTTACGATCTCCATTCTCAGGTAATGAATCCGTACTTTATAAATACTATTGATTTAGTCCCCGAACGTCGTATGCAATGGGGAACGCCTACGGAATTTAATTATGGCATCGCTGCTTCTGATTATTGGGTTGCAGGTTTTGACCCTGTGTTAGTCCGTCAGGGCGAATACTGGCAACAGGGCGCACGGGTTTATGAAGGTGACATTGTAATCTTTTATTGGCGCGGTAAGTTGTTTGACGGTGACACTACGGCAGTAGATTTGAAGTATGGCAAAATAGTAATCAATCAGGGTGAAATACATATACATCAATGAAAGACGAATCAACACATCAGCCAATACTCTTTGAAGTCATACGTCAAACGAAAGGGGCAAGTTATGGATGAAGCAAATAACATTTACGTGGCATTAATTCGCTTGTTAAAACTGAGCGAAACAAGAATAGTGTTAATGGATGACATTGACGATGTGTGCAACACTTTCGAGATTTACAAGTTTAAAGAAGAAGTGGTATCAATATTGCGGAAGCTGATTGTCGTCGGGACAGTCGGAACCGTCGCGTATGATTTCAGTGAACCGGATATTGCATAAATGATTAACTTTGCAGTATGAAAAGATAAAAAGTAATGACTGACGAAGAAAACAGCGAAGAACTACTGCCATTAAACGACAAACAGGAAAGATTCTGTTATGAATATTGCATTGACTTAAATGCAAGTAAGGCCGCAATTCGTGCCGGTTACTCTGAAAACTCAGCCCGTTCTACTGCTTCGACTATGCTAACAAAATCAAACATTTTAGCACGAATCAAAGAATTACAGGATAATTTGGCCGAAACTGCCGGGATAACAAAGCTCCGTATTCTTCAGGAACATCAGAAGATTGCCTTCAATTCAATCGCAAGCCTTCACAATACTTGGATAAAGCGAAAAGACTTTGAATCGCTTACGGAAGATCAGAAAGCTATCATTGCAGAGATTGACACGAAGGTTAAAACAGAATGGGAATATGATCCAGATTCAAAAGAGAAAGAACCTATTTCTGTTGAGTATGTCCGGATAAAACTATTCGACAAACAGAAAGCCCTGGATTCAATCACGAAGATGTTAGGCTTTGATGCTCCGACAAAGATTGACGCTACTGTAAACGTTCCACAATTGCCTAACGTGATTATCAAAACTAATGAATGAAGTTGAGCAGATATTATCAAAGCCTCAAATGTCGATACTCAAATCGACGGCAGCGATAAATCTGTTTCTTGCCGGGACGGGGTCGGGTAAAACTTTCTTAGGTGGTGTTCTCTCAATCAACTTTGTTTCTAAGTTCCCAGACGTAAGGGGGGCGATCTTTGCAAATACATACGATCAGCTTAATACTTCGACCCTGTTTCGTATCCGTGAATATTGGGCTTCAATCGGAGTGACAGAGTGGAGCAAAGAGAATCCCGCAGGATTATATGTCTCAGGCAAAGAGCCTCCGGCAATGTGGACTAAATGTAAACGTAACTTTGACCGCTTTACGAATATTATCTCATTTGCCAATGGAGGGTTGATTTTCACCGGCTCTTTGGATAATTACGAAACTCATTCAGGCAAGGAGTTCGCGTGGTGTCTATTGGATGAAACCAAAGACACGAAAGAGGAAGCTGTAAAAGAGGTCATCATAACACGAATGAGACAACCAGGGATGTTTATTGTTGACGGTAAACCTTCCGCAAAAGGAGGACAGCATGAGCAATGGAATCCTCTTTACTGTCTTACGTCACCGGCAAAGTCCGACTGGCTCGCTGAGATGTTCGAGCTGGATAAGTATGTTGATGAGATAACCGAAAAGATTTATTCGGATAAGACGTTTTTTGAGAAGGAATATAATAACAAAAAGGTTGTTATCTCATCGGCTTATCATAACGTTCATAATGTTGGGGAGAATTATATAAACACTATCCTTGCAAACAATACAGAAGAACGTGGCCGCGCCTTAGTATTTGGCAATCCTTTTGCCACTACAGGGGGTGAGTTTTATTCTTCGTTTAACAGGATTGAACACGTAGATAACCTGAAGTATGACCCTGATCGCCCGCTTCATGTATCTTTTGACCAGAACTCAGTGCCTTATAACTCATGTTCAATATGGCAGTTCGAGCAGAAAGATGACCTATGGTGGGCTTATTGCATTGACGAAATAGCACTGGAGAACCCGCGCAACTCAACAGAGGAAGTATGCGAAGAGCTTGTTTTGAGGTATCCGAATCACAAATCGGGGTTGTTTTATTACGGTGACGCTTCGGGCCGTGCGCGTTCAACAATGAACAAGGACTTCCGGCATCATTACGAGATCGTCGAGTTCAAGCTGCGGCGTTATCTTGTTGCCAAGTCTGACAGAACCGTAACCAGGAACCCGCCGCTGGTTAAACGCCGCGACTTCATAAACAGGATATTCGAGAACAAACTGCCGATACGAATACGCATTGACGAGGGGTGCAAGAAGATGATTGCTGATATGTTGTACGTTAAGCAAGCGATTGACGGCGGGAAAGATAAACATATCGTTACGGACAAGGTCACGGGCGACAAGTATCAGAAATACGGTCATCTTTCCGACGGTCTTGATTATCTGATAGTTGAGGCATTTAATAACTATTATACGGCATGAAAACGATTGAATATCGCATCCGGTCAAATGACAAATACGAAGAGGGTTATTTCTTCACCCTTGATGAACTTGTTGCATTAGTGAACAAGATGCAGACCCCGGACCCGATGGATGATGCTCACATGAGAACACGCGAAACAATTAACAAATACTTAAATGACTAAACAGGAAGGACTTTTAAAACTGACAGAGATAATCCGGCG